ACGAGCTTGAGAAAGAACGCAGCTCCAAAAGCGACGAGGTACAAAAGCTTAATGCTGACATAGCTAAACTTACATCTGATAGTAATTCTATGACAAAAAAATACTATAAGATGAAGACTCTGTTTGAAAGTTATCAGGCTGCTAATAAAAAGTACGTAAAAGACGGAGAAGATTATCTTGATGAAAGTGTTATAAAAGGGCTTTCGCCAACAGTTGAAATAGACTTGCAGTGTATGGGCATTAAGCAGCTCAGAAGTCTTTACAACCAGAATAAGAAGCTTATACAAGACTGTCTTAAACGTTATGAGGACAGATATACCACAAAAGCAAACGCTGCTCTTTATAAGCTTATGGTAATAGCGCTTGAGGCAGAGCTTCAAAATATTCTTTACTGTATAAGCTTCGGAAAACTTGAAACCTCTATCGACAGCGTTAAAGCTATGAGCGCCAAATACCTTGCCATTGCCTCAGATGGCAATCAGAACATTGCACCTACTATAAGAAAATTTGTTAATGAAATAGAAGTCTTGTTCATTGAAGCAGTAAAAATAGAATACGAGTATTATGTTCAAAAGGAGCGTATCAAGGAAGAGCAGCGGGCACTTCGTGAACAAATGCGTCAGGAAGCAGAAGAACGAAAGGCTCTTGAGCAGGAGCGCAAGCGCATTGAAAAAGAAGAGCAAAAATATCGCAACGAGATTGATAATATCAGGGAGCAGCTGCAAAGTGCTGATCCGGACAAGGCGCTGCTGCTTAATGAAAGAATTGCGGAACTTGAAGGACAAATCGAACAGATTGAGGATAAACGTGAACAAATCGCTTCGCTCGAAAACGGCAAGGCTGGTTATGTTTACATAATAAGTAATATTGGTTCCTTTGGAGATGACGTTTATAAAATTGGTATGACTCGGCGAATGGAGCCAATGGAAAGAGTTAATGAGCTCGGAAGCGCCAGCGTTCCTTTCCCCTTTGATGTTCACGGATTGATTTTTTCAGATGATGCTGTAAGCCTTGAACATGAATTGCATACTATTTTTAACAATAAAAGAGTAAACAAGGTTAACCTGCGCAAAGAGTTTTTCAAAGTTTCTCTTGATGATATCGAAAAAATCGTTGATGAACGGTGCCCAACAGCTGAATTTAAACGTACAGCTTTAGCGGAGCAATATAGACAAAGTCTCACTATGGCAGAAGCCGCTATGGAACTTGATAGTGATGAATTATCAGAAGTAGTATAAAGCTATGCCACTGAACCATACGGAACGGGGGAAACGGAATTGCAGTCAACTGCAAAAGGAGGGTAAAAAATGGCACGAGCCAAGAACACCAAGCGCTCCGACGGACGATTGCAGTCAAAAGTCTATCTCGGAGACGGCAAATATAAATACGTATATGCTGACACACAGCGTGAGCTTGACCGCAAGGTACAGGAGGTCAAGCTAAAAATCGGCAAGGGCATTGATGTTTCAGCGGAACGGGACACCTTCGGGGAGTGGGCTGAGCGCTGGTTGCGCAAGAAAAAAGGAAAGATTTCCGAGGGAAGATATCAGACATATGCAATTAGGGTAAAAAAGATGGACGATATCAGCAATATTCCGATTTCGGAACTGTCTGTATCTGACTGTCAGGATATCATTGATAAATATACCGCCGATGGGGCAGCTCATAAGACGCTAAAGGAATATAAGTCAGTAATGTCTCAGATTTGCCAATATGCTATTGTAAATCGTGTAATGGACTTTAACCCTGTTCAGGGCATCGAACTGCCCCCTGAATATATTCACGATGAGGATAAGGAACCACGAAGAGCATTGACTGAGGAAGAGCAAAAGTGGATAATTGCCCCGACAAATCATCGGGCACATACGGCTGCAATGATAATGCTGTTTGCAGGTCTCCGGCGTGGTGAGCTTCTTGCCCTGAACTGGACCGATATCAATATCTCCAAGCGCACGATCACCGTAAACAAAGCAGTGGCAATGGAAAAGGATATTCCCAGAATAAAGCCGTGCACAAAAACTAAGTCAGGTATGCGCACTGTGAATATTCCGCCTATACTTGCAGAATACCTTAGGAATCAGCGGAGCAAAGCAAAGACAATGCTTGTCTGTCCGAACACAAAAGGCAGTCTTATGTCTGGCAGCTCCTGGCGTAAACTGTGGAACAGTTATCTTAAAGAATTGAATTTCAGATTTGGAGACTTTGACGGCATATTGATAACTGACAGCAAGGGCAGTCTTAAGGAATTTAAGAAGCCCCAAAGTCTGAATGCGCCTGAAAAAATTCCGATGGTCATTCCGCAGATAACAGCACATTGGCTGAGACATACATTTATTACAAATATGTACCTTGCAGGCGTTGATGTTATGACTGCCAAGGAACAGGCAGGACACGCAGATATTACAACAACAATGGAGATATATACTCATTTGAACGCCGAGCATAAAGAAGAGCAGATGGACAAGCTGAATGATTATTATAACAGGCTATGGGTGTCAGATGGGTGTCAAAAGTGTAATTGATGTGCCAACTATTCACGCTATTAAGGGAAAAAGTAAGCTATATGCAAATTCGTTCGGGACGAAGAGGCCGTGGGTTCGAGTCCCGTCACCTCGACCAATAAAAGAGGCTGTTGCAGC